ACTAGCCCACGTATTGCTACCAAGACCTACAGCAGTCCCGAAAGAACCATCACCCTTTATATATTGAGAGGATGTACCAGTTCCTAAGACTACCTTTTTCCAATTAGCCACTATTCACTACCTTCTTGCTTAGCAACTTCTTTAGAGAATGCCCTTTCTACCTTACCTATAACCTTTGCAACCAAAGGTGCATCTTTCCCTTTTATAGTCATATTTTCCATTGCTTGTATTATAATATGGAGATCTTCGGCAGATAAATCAACTTTCAAGTTTCGCCTTATGTATTTTTGATAATTTAATTAATACTGAATTGGCTACTTCTAGGTCTACCCCATCAAATTGACTTCTCATCATCAATTTCAATAAGAAATCAGTTTCTTTTATGTTAAATGATTCAATATCATTATGTTTAGCAACAGCAACTATTTTACTCATTAGTCAGATATTCTTACATACAAGGTATCATCACCCTTATCAAAATGAAACGATCCAACACCACTTGCATTACCAGTTGGAGCAGTTGAATTACTTGAAAATTCCATAACAGATACATCAAAAGCAGTAGTTGTTGCGGTATCTTTCACTTGCCAACCACTCATCTCACCACTCTTATTCCAAGCAACACTTGCATAGTTATTTATACTTGTATTATCCGTTCCTGAATCAGTCATTACTCTTATACCACTACCAGTTGCTATATCCACTGCATCTGTATCACTTAAATAGGAAGCGACTGCAAGAGTAATAGTTTTATCTTCAACATCCAGATCAGTAATATTAGTTGTTTTTAGATCGCCTGTTACTGTCAAATCGCCTGTTACTACAATACCTGCATCAAAAGTGGCAGTGCTAGTTACATCTAAGGTTCCTGCTATGTCTATATTAGTTGCTAATTTATCACCAGTCACAGCATCATCAGCTATCATAGCAGTTGCTACTTGAACTTCAGCAACTGTTCCAGTGCTTGTATTACCAAGAACTCTATTTGCAGTTCCAATGTCTTGCATTTTAGCATAAGTGACTTGGTCATCTGCTATGTGAATAGTATCTATTGAGCCATCTACATAGTGATCACTATTTATTTTTTCATCTCCAATACTCATCGCCCCTGCAGCGGATATTGTAACATCACCTGTCGGGATAATTGTTGTATAATTCCCATCACCACCACCAACAGGAATAGCCCCAGCATTAGATGTACCAAGAGAATTTGTAATGTCAGTCAAGCCACCAAATAAGGTTACTCCACTATCAGTCGCCCATGCAAGTGCAGTATGATTTGAATTAGCTTTTAATACCTGATTTGCCCCTGCTGTACTGTCTGCATCTAAACCTGCAAACAACTGAGCAAGGGTTATTGATTCATTTTTATGTGTACTATCATCATTTGCTGTGATGACTTTTTTCCAGTTTGCCATAATATTCTCCTTATTGTTTGGCTATATACAATTCATCATTTATAAAAGCCAAATCTCCAACCGTAGGACTACTTGGTGCTGATGAATATTCTTTTAAATTTAAGATTCCGTCTACTTGGAGCATGTTGGTACTCATCCATAATGGGCTACCTGTACCCTCTCCATCGAAAATTCTTTTTGCTGTACTAGTTAAACCCTCTCCAGTTGTACTCCCCAATACGGTTAATAAATCAGGAAAAGTTTCTCTTACTTTTTTATTATATAAAGTTGACATTATAAGCTCGACATTGTTGTTGTTGGTACATTAATTTGATTAGTGGTTGGTTTAGTATACGCAGAACGAGTGGTATATGAAGGTTTCCTGTAGTGTAAGAGTTTAGACGTTAAGGCATATTCATCTATTTTAAAGTCTAGCCCACCTTTGCTAATTGCGTCTATAAACTCCCATTCTTGAGATACATTTTGCCAATAAGAATCTCCAACACTGTTATTTGTTTTAGAACGTTTTGATACATAACCCATTAATAATCATGTCCCCTAACTGCATAAGAGCTACCATCATAATCTTTATTAGCAGATTTCTTTCCTTCCCTGATAGCATCATCAAATTGAGTTTTGAAATACCCTGCTAACTGCAATGCTTCTGGTTTTCTTTCATATCCTTGTTGAATAACTTTGTGAGCCAAAGCCTCATGGAACTCATCTGGGATGTTAGGCTCTTCATTCATCCCTATCCCACTTGAAGAAGTATTGTCAGATACAAAATCTTCATCTTCTTTGATACAGAACATTGTGATCTGCTTTGCTTCATCTATGCTAGTATATGTTTCCTGATTATCTGTATTCGCAATTGCGATTGCATCTCTCTCAATCCAGTAGACCTTCATGTTAGATCCCTTACATCAGGTCTGCCTACTACACGCTTAATAGTTGTTCCATCATAATCCACAGACTGAATCTCTACAATCTTAGAGTCCAACCCATAGTACCTTTGTGCTGAGACCGTATCAAACTGAAATGCACCTTTCAATATCCTAGTTTTTCTACAAAACTCTTTCAATGCATTGTTTAGCCTTAAGCGTATCTCACCTTCTCTCATTTCAGGGTGGTGCATTTGTATTAATTCATGTAATTGTTTTTGTTTCATTTTAAACTAGCTATCCTTTCTAGTTCTGCTCTGTATAACCCATTCAAACTATCTGCCTGCAATTTAATTGATTGAGCCATTTCTACATCTTCATTGGTATGTAGTGTTGTACTAAGAACATCATGTAAAAATTTTACACAAGCTCCAAGCACTACTGCGTATTCAGCAGTAGATGGGAACCCTGTAATGCTCGTATCTCCGTGTGCCACAGTAGGATACGCTATTGTCTTTATTTGGGCTTTTGCACTACTAGTAGGATCAGGTTTGACAAAGACAGTTCCGTTATCAAAATAGTACACAGGGGTTCTTTCGCTTCTGTAATGAATAGAATCAGAATCATCAATTTGTGTTTTTAATCCCAATGATACTTCCTGTGCTTCAAATCCATTTCTAATTATACCAATCACCCTATGATTTTTAGAATTAAAGCCAGTAGCATTTGTTTGTTCGTTATCTACAGTATGGCGTATTGCAATAGTGTCAGGGATGATTTGCAGTACCTCACTTGCTGTTGGTGTTAAATATTCTGTTATATCAGCATCAGTTGTTTGTGAATGGTAAACACTAACATCTCCAACTAACTGTTCAAATTTTTCTTTAAATGTTGCCATATTATTCTAAGTATGGGGGAGCCGAAGCCCCCCCATTAGCTACCTTATGTTGCAGTTATCTTGAAAAGATGATGAGATTCAACTAACTGAACCCCAAGTCCTTCGTCAGACATGAACTGATCTTTAACACCATCAAAAGCATTATCTGTTTTGATGTTTGCTTGATAGACCATTGGTCTATACTGAGCATGAAAAAGATTTTCATCACTTACTACAACCATGTACTTGTTGTATGGCCCTCTTAAAGCTGGAGTCGGTATCAACTGCAACATTCCGTGAGGTGTTTCAAGGACTCTATAATTGAATCCAAGAGAATCTCTCTTCATGTCGCCTAGATTAACTGTCCAACCTGAGTTCTTACCCATGGTATTAGCAGTCTGCGTATCCATCTTTGACCAGTAACCTAACGCACCAGCACCTACGAATGCACGCTTAACGCCTGTTTCGGGTATATACTGGAACACTTTTTCCATGTCATCAACAAAGTCTGCGTATGCATAACTGTTGGCACATGTGAAAATGTTCTGATCGTCTCCACTTGATGCACCATATTCCTCAATAGCAGGAATAAGTCCATATGTAGAACGAACTAGGTTACCATCTGCATCAGTACGTCCATTGTCAGCAAATGAATCGCCAGTGCCTGAAAGACCAGTACCACCTAGTCTTTTACCAAAAAGAAAAGCTTTCTCTTTTTGCATCTTATGCTCTTGGCCTTTCATCTTACGTAACCTTGCTAACTCACTAGACTCTCCTCGTAAAACCGAAGCTTCTAGAGTTCCAGTTACCTGTAATGGTGTCTTGAAGATCTGAGTAGAATTCCACACTGTGGTTAGCTCATCGCTCCAAGCATCTGGAGATGAGGAACCTTCACCACGTGCATTACCAATTACGATACATACATCGTTATCAGCAAGAGCTTGTGTTCCTGCTTTTAGATGCTTCAACGTGATATCGCCATTAGTTGCTACTGCTGATACAACTGCAATAGCTTTTTTAGTGGCTTTAGTTGAATCCCATATCTCAACCTGTAAACCTATGTAGGATGAATCTGCAGTAGTAGGTAGTCCTACCTGTCCATCGATAGGAAGACTAGCTAGACCTACATCGTTATCAGGAAGAGTTCCTGGGGTTCCCTTGTTTATTGAAAACTCTTGTTTCACCCAAGGATTGCGATGCTCAAACATTTTAAAAATAGGGTCTGGCACATCACGAGTTTCTCGGTTTGAAATAAGAGTCGTAAACGGTGCTACGTCAGTCCATAGTTCTTACGTGACCTGTGGATCAACGTAGAAATCTCGTCTATCTGTATATAATACAGAAGACGCACCGCCATTATATAGCTGTTTTTCTGTTGCTGCCATTTTGTGACTCCAATCGTCTTGTTGTTAATTACCTACCCAACAATGCATCACTAAACAATTGCTCATCGGTGCGAGGTTGTTCAGCAGTACCAGACTGCACTACGGCTGTCTTTGGTACAGATAAACGCTCTGCTTGATTTTGCATTTGCTGTGTTCTTTGTTGCACTACTGGATTAGGATTGCTTCTTAGTTCAAACAGTTTAGCAAGATTATCAAGAGTCAGATTATCAGGATTACTAGCCCATTGAACAAATTCATCTGCTTTATTTGCTTCCCAGCCGTATGAATTCACTGCATGACTTTGAGCTTGTGTTCTCATCATATTGTCACGTTGTGATTGCATTTCGTGTTCGTAAGCTTCTTGCATCTGTTGTTCTCTGTGCTGATCCTTATCCTTAAGAAAAGACATATAATCATCTCGATACTTATCTCTTGCTAAACGATGCCTAAACGATTCTGAATCAGGATCGCTATAAGCATCTATCTCGTTGTAACTAACGGGTCTTTCAGGTTCTGAAGGCTCCTTCAATGAAGGCTCTTGCAATCCTTGTTCAGGGTATGCTTGGGCTTGTCCATTGGAGAGTCCAGTATTCTGTTCATTGGTGCGATAATAATCGACCTCTTGTCTAAGAACATTCAACTCACTCTTGGCTTTATCTGCCTGTGACTGCCAGTACTCAAAACGAGTTTGGTCGTCTTTTGACGAGGCGACCTGCTCGTTAGTTTCCGCAATTGGTTCCTGTGCTACAGTATTCTGTGGCACTGCATCCTGTTGAATGACTGGCTGCTCTACAGCAATTCCTGCATTCTCTTGCGATGGTTGGTCAGCATTGCGTACTTCCAATATTTGTTCTGTTTCCATTTTACTTCCTTTTTTGCGATTTGGTTATTACCAGCAACCGCTTCCTCAATTTTTTTATCTATAAGGGGGTAACACTTCTCCTAATTCTCTATCATATTGAAGTGGATTTGTAGCCTCCGACAATTCATTTTCTCCCCACATTATTGGGCTATTAGCAGGATTCCCTATGGTGTTTTGAATATCAAAGTATCCTGCTTCTTGACCCTTACCACCATGGCCTTGATTTACAATATCCCATTGTGATTGTGTTTCCATTGCATAAGGGTTCCATTGATTTTGAGGGCTAAATGCTCCTCCTTCAGCTCCTGCTACATTATTTTGGTTAAACCCTCTTACAACTTTTTCTGGTGCAAGAGGTTCGCTTTGTTCATTAGCACCTTGCCCATATTGACCTCTATAGTTTTCCATAGCCGAGGCAGTAAGTGCCCCCATTTTTCCGTCTACTTGTAGCATCTTTCCGTTTTTATCTTTAAAACCCAGACTATTTAGCATTGTCTGCATACTCTTAACGCCCTCTGCATTTAATTTTGAAGGATCTTCCATAAATCTATCTAGCATCAATCTTTGATCTGTACCTTCAACATCTCCTGCTTGAACAGTTGCAGATGGATTTGATTGCCCATCACTACCAGCAATGCTTTTTGGTGGGCCTTGTTGGCCTCCAGATAATTGCTCTGTTGTAGCATCCGTATAGTAAGGGGTTGCTTTTCTATTCACACCATAATCACCGTGCCTTCCTTGTCCCATCAAAGCTTCCTGCCTAGCCATTTCATCAGGATTCTGCTCCATGCCTTTTAATAACTCTGCTCCTTGCGGAGTAAGTATCCCAGCTTCTCTTTGAGCAATAGCCTGCTGTAGAGGAGAAGAACCAAAATACTGCCTACCACCACCTTTAGCTTTCTTATTGCCACCCTTAAATAACTTGCCAAAGAAATTCTTCATAGAATCCCTTGCCATTTGTCTACGTTCTGGGTTTGCCCTAGAAGATGCAATATCTGCTCTCCTCTGTAATCCTTCCATTTTTTCTTGATAACTCATTTATTCATCCTCTATGCTTAACAACTCTTCATTCATTTGTCGTTGTTTATTATCGGCAATAGGCTCAATCTCCTCTTTTGCCATTTTTAATTCATCACCCAGTCTAGTTGTATATAACTTTTGTGCCATTTCAACTTTGGCTTCTGCTTTAGCAAGTTTCTTTTCAAACTCTTTAACCTCAACACGCTTGCGATCATGCAATGACTCTCTTTGTGCTGTTTGCAGGTCTCCCTTCAATTTCTTGATCTCTTCTGTCTGAGCTTGTATCTGACCTTGCATCTTTTCCATTTGACCAGCTCGCTGTAGGACTCCTTCCATATCAGCAACGTCAGTTTGTTTTAATACTTCTATCTGGTCAATCAATCCCTTTTCAAATAATTGCATGTAGTATTCAAATCTTGCCCACCTATTAGATGGTAAGGTTGAACCAGATAAAACAATAACATCATACTTTCCTATTGTAATATCATTAACCTTGCCCATGTAATTCCCAACATCATCATATATCGGAGAATTCATCACAATTTCTTTAGGCATATTGTTAGGTTGCATTAACCTCAAGACCTTTTCGTCTTTATATACATACTGGATAAGGCCAACTACCACTTTAGCTAATTGATTGATAGACTCTTCAATATCATCACGCTTGGATTTAATTCTTCTTTGACCATACTCATCCATTGCAACTGTGCCTTTAAAAGTCTGGGGTGATGCACCTGAGTCACCTTGCATCATTGCATAGATTCCCAATATCCTTTCTATATCGTTACGAGCATCTGCTTCATTCTTATATAATTCATTTGGTAAAGGTACAGGCCCAGCAACAATTGGAGTCCCAAGCTCAGGATCAAACTCTATAACAGCAGTACCTGCTTTTCCCCAGTCTTCTTCTAATTGCTTTTTATTTATAGCTCCTCTAGGGATCAATAGCTTTGTATTGGTTGAAGTGGATGCATGTGCTATAATGAGAGACCTGATCTTATTTATATACTCTTGTAAACCCTTGACCAACCTAACATCACTCATAGGATAAGGATTTCTATTCCATCCATTCATTATAGGAACAATTGGATACTCTTCAATTGGGAGCACTACTTGAAATAGCTCCTTATCACCAATAGAAACACATTGCTTGATCTGGCATATCTCAATATCGTTCTTCATGATCTTACCATCTTCTATCAAGTGCTCTTTTGTAATGATATCAATCGTTGTGGTAGAATTAGGTATTGATCCTAAATGCTCTGGCCCTGCCATTGGAACTTGCTGACCTGTATTGGGGTCTACCATCAAATGAAACTTGTCACCCATTTCTTCATGTATCTTCATGTAGTCAGCTACAGATTTTTTATCTGTAAGTATTTGCTCTCCTTGAGGATTATTTAATAATACAGCAGGAGAATTCTTGTATTCTTCGTACTCTTCTGGAGCAAGGACTTCCATTTTATCTATATAGGGATCGTATACCTTGAAATAGGGCATGAACACTTTACTGTAACGCTCCATCAATTCCAGTTCACGTTCACCTGTGATGCTCGTACCTGCAAGGTTCCTCTTTAAAGTGACCTGCTGTGACTCTCTTCCGTGCCTTGAATCTGTAGGGATATTGATATAGGAGGTCTCTTGGCATTCCTCTATCAACTCAGCATAATCAGGATATGCCTTTAATAACACATCTTCAGATACTACCTTGGCTACAATTATATTATTCGCATCCCTACAAAATGGGTCTTTTGATGAGGGGTCAATGAATACTTCTAGTGGATCTATAGACCTTATCTTGACTTCTCCAGTCCCAAAGTCTGCATCTGGGTCTACGTAGGACATCAGCACACCCATGCCTTTTACATAGTAATCGTCAATAGCAGTCTTTAATTCAACGTTGCCATTAGAGATGTCCCATACGTAGGCCATAATATCACTAAACATTCTACCTACTCTATTGTCACTAGTCTCTCTACCAGTCGATTGAAACTTGGGCTTGTTTGAAGTGAGCATTGCCTTGGCTTGCTCTACTGCTGAATACACAACGTTCACGACAATTGGTTGCTGTGAACGTTGTTTTAGTGCTGTAGCTTCTTCTTCAGTCCATTGCTTACCATTTCTGAACTCATTATCTTCTACAGCTTGCTTAGCCCAGTTCTCCCTAGCGGAAGAATATTCACTCAATAGGTCATGAGTCAATTGGACGTTTTCTGATTTGGTATGCATGTATAAGTACTAAGTGCAGTATTACCACACTCAAGCACTTATACGTTAAAGTATTACTTTAAGTTCCATTATTTTTAGAGTTAGGGTGGTACAGGGGGTGGTACGAGGGGTGGTAATCAGGCAACTTTCCAAGAAGTGGAGTTACTTTTAAA